AAGTTACCTAACCATCCAAATAATCTGTCTTGGAATGCTTCTTGTACTGGAGTGATACCTGTCATATTAACCTCATAGGTTTGTTGGTCTGTACCATCTCTGAAGAATGCATATACATCATATAAGGTTCTTTCACAATCTGACATAGTTACAATATCAGTTGTTCTATCTAATTTAGGAACATCCAAAACGTACACTTCGAAAGTTAACGTACGCTGTCCGTACGGTTGGATACCCAACGATGCCATCGGTCTTACCCATAGAAGAGGATAAGGTTGGTTGATTACATCATTTAGTTTATCTAAACTACCATGCCCAAACGACTTTAAATGGTCGTGATATGTAACGCAGTGTTCAAATTTCTCTAATATTTCTTTGTATGTTTTCATCAGTTGTACCTACTTTTATTTGCTAATCTCATTTGTCTTTCTTGTCGTTCTTTCTCTTTGGCTATTTCAGTTTCCATTGATAACCAATTAAGAATAAATATTATGTTAGATTTTAGAATGTTTGTATCTCCTGTAATATCTAATATCTTTGTTGTATCTAAGTTTCTGAGGATGTAGAGCCACCCGTAATGCGAAGCGATTGAAGTGCTTCCTCTATTACCTCTATCATCGTCTCCTTCTCCATCTGGCTCAGGGCCGGAGAAGATATTATCGAACTTAGAGAGAGTTCCATTCCGAGAGCCATAAAAAAATTTAAACATCCAATCACATATTCTAAAGGTAAATCTTTGAATACCTTAACTCGCCAATCCCTTTTCTCTGTATCGTATTCCTCTACATCATAGTATTTGAACATAGATTCATTCTCACCCTTTAGTATTTTGATATATGATTTATGCATCCACTCCATACTATTGAACTTATGTGATACAATGGGTCTATAAAGGATTGCAAGTAGTTCCTCTAAGTTATTCATCGGGTCTTGCAACCTACGTTCTAAATCCATAAACTCACCAACACTCATCTTAGTTAATGGTTGGAATCCATATATGGTATCTTTGAATTCAAAGACTGGATAGAACTGTCCACCTGTATCATGCATTATCCTACCTGCCTCATTGTATATCTTCATAAGGTCTGTAAGATTCCACCTCTCAATCTCTTCTACATCATGTCCTGTCAGAGCACTAACAGTCATAATTATCTTCTCTATCTCATCCAAATGCTCGAAACTTCCCATTGCCTTATAATGTGCAATTGAGAAGTACTCTGGTAATTCTACCTTAATTGTTTTCTTTTCTGCCATACAAAATCTCTTTACTTCTTTATATTATTCTTAATTATGATTGATTGTATATAAAAAACTCCCAGCCGAAGAACCGACTGGGAGAACAGGTCTTATAGGATTAGGTAAAACCAAACAACAACGTTTGAGGGATATGCCTGTTTTTAAGATGTATTTAAATATTATATAATTTCTTACGTGTTTTGAACGTTATAAGCTTATGACAATACTGACGAGTAATACCCATTGCTTTTGCAATTCTAACCTGAGTATACTTACCAGTTGCGTATTGGTCTCTTATATACTTAACTTTTATATCTGATAGATTAACTAAGTAATGAGTTTCTCCTACACCACTATGTAATCCAGTATCGTATGCATGTTGCATGTTATGAGAAGTATCGCACCACTCTAAGTTCTCAACTCTATTATCGCTTTTGATTCCGTTCTTATGATTGACTTGTGGAAGGTTATTGGGATTGGGAATAAAGGTTTCAGCAACCATCCTATGTACTTTGTAGTATTGCTTCTTCTGAACACCATTTACTCTACCTAAATGTTGTCCTACTCTTACATAACCACCTACATCAGGTGTTCCAATTATATTACCATGTTGATTGTAACAATTACCATCTCTATCTACTGAGAAACGTGTATCTTTGTATTGTACCATGCTATCTCCATTTTAGTTTTATACTTTATAATATATATGTAACTGAGATATAAAACACCACAAATCTTAGTAATTTAGAATGATTCTAAATACCCCACCCCTTACCGAAGTAAGGAGAGGGCTTGATATGCTTTATAACGTCGCTCAGAATGGGTTTTAAATCCTCTCTAAGTCATTTCTAAAGTACTTACCTAATATGTTACCATTAAGTGCATTATCATCTTCTAATACGTTATAATACATCTGAAAGTATACCTCATAGTAACCTAATGATTTCTTTGAATAACAGAAATCGATTATCTCTCTTCTGAATTCGTTTTCATTACCTTCTTTTACCTCTGAATTTATCCAATCGTTAGATGAGTAGTAATCTCTCCAATCACTTTCTTTGGTTACTCTACGTTTACGTTTTTTACCTTTTAGTGGTGGAAGTGTTCTATTTGAGTAAATAGATTTCTTGCCTATGTAATATAACCCAGTAGGAATATGTGTTATCATATAGATGAATCCTACCGCTCTATTTGGTGTATCTCTTACTACTATGTTAGTATCTTTATAAAACCACATTACTTTACAATCGTTACAATTCTACGTTCCTCTTCGACTTCAGGATGTAATATATACTCACGACCCATATCGGATACCCACTCATAAAATGCCTTCTGTTCATGTTGTCTGTTCTCTTCAATATCTTTGTGGTTGTAGTACCACTCATCAAAAACTATAACGGTTCCAGGCACAATATACTCATTTAAATCATATAATATCGTAATTGTAGATGAGTATAAATCAGCATCACAATGTAGTAGTGCAAATGGTTGGGCAACCTTTTTGTATTCTGGAATCGTATCAGTAAACCATCCCTTATACAATTTAGTGTTTTCAATCGAAGGCATCTTAGATTTTAATCCACCCTTTTTGTGTCGAGTACCTACCCAATCCTCAGGCAACCCTTCCCAACTATCAAACCCAAAAGTTTGGTATTTATCGGATAAATCGTTTCGAAGTTGCGTTAGTGTGCCTCCTGAATATACTCCGAATTCTAAAATGTGTGTATATTCCGTATTAATTAATTCTATTGCTTTTTTTAGTGTTTTGTTTACTTTTGCCATAATATCACATTACTTCTTCAGTTCGTACTTAATACCATCTTTTTCTTGTTTACCATCCTTTAACATCTGAATGTATAGTAGATTGTTTAGATATACATGCATATCAGTAATACCCAACTCTTTTGATGTAAACTTATGTTCTTTATCTTTTTCTTTCATCGTAATCCCCCAATTTTTATTGAACTACCTCTTTTACTATTTACTCTATTCCAATTAGCCATTGCTAAACTGATTACACAATCATCATGAAACCCTTGAGGATGTGTATAACGTATTTTACCTGATGGAAGTACCTCATACTCAAATATCTCTAGTTCTTCACTTAGAGAAGGAAATAGGTTATGAGAAGGTAGTTCTATTGCATTATCTTGTATATCTCCCATCAATCTTCTAATGATATTCTCTTTTGTTTGTTGTGTTTGTGTTAGTGGAGTTGTTCTACTATATTTCTTTTTCACCATTTCATATATTGGGTCACCCACTCCGTTTACTTCTAAAAGCAAATCTGATACCTTATAGTGTTTACATATCTCCACAACTTTATCTACGATTAGAGAGTACTCAGTCTTATTCTCTCTCCATACATATAGTACTCTACCTAACTCATCTATGATAGTAAGGACTGTATAATCTCCTTTGTTACCAATATCCAATCCACCATACACTCTCATATCTCTATGTCTATCAGGCCAATTATCCCAAATACAAACCTTATCAATACCTTGAAATACTGAACCCTCATTATCTTGCCATTCAGCTAAGAACTCTTGCTTAAATATCTTAGGTGGTAAGGTTCTCTTTTGTTCTTCAATAAATTGTTGTGAAACATAAGGAGAATCAATTGATGCACCATGATACGAACGATAGTTAGTATGTGTATCTGATTTACCCATCATAAAGATATCATAGAACCAATTCTTTCTTTTAGGAGTACCTGTGATGATACACTTCTTACCTGCTGCAGTTAGAGTAGGTAGAATAGATTGTTTCCAAGCAATATCCTTTACATCTTGTGATTCATCAATGAATGCATACTGAATAGATAAACCTCTAATTGTTTCAGGTCTCTCTGATGATTTAAACCAAATGGTTGTACCATTGATTAACTGAATCACAAAATCAGATTTGTTTGCTGATTTGATTAAACCTGCTGGATGTAAGGATTGAAAGATTTGTTGGAATACTTTTGCTGATTGAGAATAGACAGGGGATATCCAAAGTATCTTAGAATTATTGTTATTCAACCCAAAGTACATAAGTAGGTTGATAGACATTAAAGTCTTACCAAACTGACGACCTACTACTACTGAATGAAACATGGTATCATCTGAAAGAATAGAATCAATTATATCCTTCTGTTTCTGATGTGGTCTGAACCCCTTAATCTGCATTGAATATCTCTTTATATAGTTTACTTAAATTAATGTAAGCAAAACCCTTTTGTGCTGAAGGATTAACATATGTTGTATATGGTCCGTATTCACCATTATAAACAGTTCTTTCCTTAATCTTATCAGACTTAGTTCTGTAAAATACCAATTCCTTATTTCCAGCTGACATTCCTAATTGATATTTAGGATGCCACTTAATAGTTGGTTCATTACTTACAGAAGGACTTCTTTCCTCTTCATAGTTCTCAAGTTCATCCAACTGACTTTGTAAATCAGCAATCATTCTTTTTAATACATCAACCTTTGCAGTTCTTTCAATGTTAGTCATAATATACAGTTTTATACAATCTCTTACTTAGGGACACGAACACCCTTAAAAAAAGAGGATTCTGTGTTTTCATTAACGAGTTAGGTGTTATATCTCAGCTTCGTTGTACCATAGTAAGGGTGTCGTACAAAAACCTATGGAACTCCACTTCAAATTTATAACCTGCTCTTTTCGGAGAATATGGAACTATCTACGGATATGTTGGATATTATTTCAATCCTCCGATACAAATCCCACCTAATCAAACCACTGTCTGAATACAAATGTTCTCCTGCCATGTTCGTTTGCTCACTTAAAGACGTTAGCTGAGCTGCCTATTTTTCAATTTTTAATCGTTAACTGATGTAAATATACAACTTATTTTTGAATTATCCAAATTTTTATTCATCAAAATCAAATTTAAGATTAACTTCTGATTTGGTTTCTATCTTCTCAGTATGTAATCCCAATAGTTTATTCTTCTCTCTTAGGATATTTGCTCTTGTATTCCAATCTCCCCCCTCTTCAGTTGCTTTACGATATAAATCATCCAAACGTAATAAAGCCTGTGTTAGGTTCTCTTCAGCATCTTTCTGATATCTTTCTCTGAGAACTACCCATGCCTTTGACCATATCATCTCAGCACGACGTGTAGTCATTTTATAATTCTCAACTGCATATCTACACCAATCTCCATGTGAGATGGAATCTCTTGTAATGAATACAATACACTCATTGATATGAGCTTCTGCTTTCTTATTAGTATCTCCTGGCTTTCTTCCCATAATTATTTACCTTTTTTTACTTGAGATATCTACAACTGTTACTAATCCTTTTGCTTCATCACATAAGTTATCAATCGTAACATCTTCATCAAAGTACTTTTTTATAAGTTTAGTTACTGAATGTGTAGTTCCACCCATATTAACTCTTAATGCTTTTGAATGTAACATCAGTCGTGATTGTTTCTTATACTTAATGTTGAAGAATCTACCTTTGGATGTAAACGCATATCTTTCATCCTTTTCATACAACTTGTAATTTTCATCTTCTAAAAGTATACTTTCCAACCATTCCTCACCTTCAGTTTTCCACCTTTCTTCTTCATTGATAGAATCCACAATTTTTTTAGGTAGAGGTACTGACTCAAAGAGGTAATCCCAAAGGTCTTGACCTGAGTTGCTTCTAATCATTTCATCAGTCAATCGTACTTTCATTGTTTGTTTTGTTTTTACTTCCCTTTGGTCTACCACGTTTCTTTGTTTTTGGTGCTAAAAAAGAACTCATATCAATCTCAGTATTTGATTCAATTGGTAGAGGTTCTTCTACTGTATAGTTGTTTTCCAAATACTTTGCAACCTTTGCATCAGTATCTCTATCCATACAAGTACAGGCATTAACATCTCTTTGTTTCATTGGAAAGAATTGATTGTATAACTTATACGTTACAATTCTATCCATTTTAGGAGTTGTTTTTTTACGTTCTAAGTATACACTTACCAACTCATCTACTTCACTCTTGCTCATCTTCTTCTGTATCGTTGCCATATTCTTCTTCGTTATAATCAAAAAACTCTTCTAATTGTTCAATTACCTTCTCAGTTTTCTTCTCCTGAGGCTTCTCATTATAAATGGTAGTTACATATAGAACTGCCTTTATTTCTTTCTCAGACATTTCAAATTGTTGTGCTAACGATGATATACTTCTACCACCAGCGTGTAATTGTTTGATTCTTTTACTATTCATAATTTTATCTTTTCTTAAATTCAACATAATAAATCAGATTATCAATTAGGTATGCAACCAACGATGTGATTACTGCTAACCAGATATTCTGAAAGTAAAGTAAACCGAACCATAATCCGGCACATTTACTACAAATGAATGGCATTGCCATCCAATCTCTTAATCTTAATTTATCTATCAACCACATCTTAGGTGTTTGAATAGGTTCAAACCAATGTGTTAACATATTAACTAAGATTGCTAATCCTACTATCTCAATCATCTTTACTTAATTCTCTTAAATAATCCAACACTATTTTCTGAATGTATCGTTTGATTGGATTTCTCCATACTATACGATTTTTAATATACGAAAATAATTTGGATAATCCAAATCCTAACAACCCTATGGTTGCTACAACACCAATTGTTTGAAATACTATTTGTTCCATAATTTCTTTAGTTTTATAACAATCTCCTTCTTACAAGGAGTAATAGTTTCTGAGATATATCTACGATTGACTTTATACTCTCTACTAATCTCTGAGTATGACTTACCATTCAATAAGTGTTCAATCAGTAACGTTCTCTCATATACATTATATAAATCTATTTCGGACTTGATATCCTCTCTCATTTTAGTAATATCTAAATCATCAGATGTATCTTCTTCAGCATACTTCCAAACTTGTAACTCAGATGAGTTATGTTGGAACTTTTTGTATTTGTAATAGAATGGGGATGTTTTAGATAAGAACTGCATCTTAGCAGCCGATGTGAACCAATGCTGAACTTTGTTCTTTTCTAATAAATCAAATTGATAAGGTCTTGGTTTTTCTAATAGATTAACTATTAGGTCATTGAGTAAATCATCTGCGTTCTGATGATTCTTACATACTTTAAGAACTTTAGTACGAATCTCTTTGTAGTGTTTTGATAAGTATACTTCCATATTCATTTTATCTCCTAATATAAGTTTTATAGTAATAAATATGGAAATATACAAAAAAAACGTAACAACACCAATATTAATTTATATATAGTAGTATACAGGATTGATGAACACTGCCATGTTCCCCTAGTATAAGTTTTATACAAAGTTTAAACCCTATTGACTTTCTTCTCCGTTTGTTGATAGGGTTTTTTCATGCAAAAAAAAACCACCCCTAATTGGAGTGGTCTGATATATATAAAAACACCTTAAATCGGTGGAAGTTTAATATCCGAATCTTGCCTTATCTGTATCAAAGTTTTGTATGATTTGTTCAGAAGTTAATATTTTTGTATATACTTGAACAGGTCCACCTCTACCATTGAAAGCTTTACCACCGCTCTGTCTACCCCACCAAACCCAAGTATTACCATTACTTGCAACAGTATCTCCTGTTGGAGACATCGGGTCGTTATTTACCAAAGTATTGTTTATATAAACGTTTATAGTACCATCTGAAGTATTTCCTGATAAAGTATAATAATACCATGTACTATCAATACGATTAGTATTATCAACGATAAGTTGATAGTAGTCACCACTATCTAAACTATATCTAGCATTAAGAAATGTTTTACCTATATTACCACCAGTTAATCTAAATAATTCAATAATCTCAGGACCAGAAGTCCCCGAACTTGCAGCGTTTCCCATTATCTGAGCTCCACCCGTTGGGTTTGAAGTTTCTTTTAACCAACAAGAAATAGTAAATCCATTAGTATCGGTATCAGGAGTCCAACCACTATCTAAATATTTATTAGTAGTACCATCTAAAACGTATTCACCACCTGATGTACTTAAACCACCTTGTAATACTGCAGTTCTACCATTACCACTTTGGTCGGCAGTATCATCTACTGCTGGGTCTATCCATTGTTGTAATCCATCGGTAACTATGCCACCTGCTGGGGCTGAGAAAAATCCTGTTGGTGTAAACATATCTATTCCTTAATATTTGTATCTATATCTAACTAAACAAATGCCTGAACTACCAGCTCCACCACTATATGATGAATTAACTGCTCCACCGCCGCCAGAGCCTGTGTAATCATCAGCATCTCCACCATTGCCTGAAGTACTACCATTTCCACCAATACTACTTCCACCAGTACCACCATTCGCACCACTTCCACCACCACCGGCAGCAAAGAAATTATTCCAATTTGGCCCTAATTGTGCTGATACATCTACTCCATCTAACCAATCTAAGAAATAACCAGCGCCACCATCACTACCTGGCGTTATACCATCACTTCCATTTTCTCCATTAGCACCAGCTCCAGCACCACCGCCACCATTATTTCCTGTTGGCAATCCACCATCATAATTAGGTTCAGTTGTTATTTGAGAAATGTAATCTCCACCATATCCATCACCATCAATATCACCATCTTCACCACCTGGCGAAGAAAGTATTCCACCGAATGATGTAGCGGGGCCTGAACCTGTTCCACCTACAATTACACCATATCCTTGTGAAAATAATTGTTGAGTAGATAGAGTTATAGTACCACCGGCTCCACCACCGCCGCCTAATCCTGAAACATTACCATTACCACCTTGACCACCTTCACCTACTAAGAATACTTCGTAGTTACCTCTTACTGCAGGTGTAAATGATTGATTAGAAATTATTACATGAATAGCATAATCACCATTGTAATAGATAGTACCTCCTGAAGCAAGTGGAAAGAATTGTGGTTCAGATGCATAAATAGGATTGTTTCCTCTATACATTCTTCTTAGAGTACCATTCTTACCAAATGTTGATAATATAAGTGGTTTGTTACCTTTGTATATCATAGATTACCTTTTATGAGAAATCTGCTAATGCTGTTGCGTATAGGTTAGTACCATCACTAACTGCAGTTAACACATCAGTACCATTACTAAATGTAGGTTGTGTTCCACCAGCAAACTTCCATGCTGTATTGAAGTTTGAAATCAAAGAACCTGATGTGATTACCAATGTGTAAGTAGTACCACTCTTCATATTTGATGGGTTATCAATGTATGTTGCTGATGTTAATGATAAGTTAGAGAAGTTACTTTCATTGAAATCAATCGATGATGTAGATGATGCAACAGTTGATGTTGAGAATGGTGAGTATAACTGACCTGAGATTCCCAAATTACCACTATGTATGTAATCACCTGCATCAGATACTACATAAATTGTATCATCTTTAGCATCTCCACTACCACTCAATGCTGTGTATTGGTCTTGCGTAATTGTTACAATGTGATTGATTTGTGCTGATGATGATGCAATTGCTGGGTGAATGTTATCAATCAGAGAACCTGTCTGAGAACCACTTGCAGCAACTTTAATAGTAGATGAATCTAATGTGATAGCAGATGTACCATCGTACTTAAATTTATCACCTATGTCAATTGCGTTATCAT